GTAGGAGCGTTCAAATTTTGAATCCAAGTAGCGATGGGTAGTCCTTTGGCTACCCACCTAGGTCGCATTACGAAGTAATCGACCCACCTACGGGAGGCGAAGTAATCGACCCACCTAAGACAGGAGAAATTGTGGGCGCCCAGAGTTGGGGCCAAAGGCCCCTAACCCCCGGCCCCCTTTTGGCCCGCTTTGTACCAAATTGTGCCAATTGGTCAGTGGGCACCGCCCACTGGGCACAGCATACTGCACAGACCCAATGCGTATGGTACAAACTCCTGCGTACTGTACAGCCCAAAACTAGGGCGCGTCCGAAGGACCGCCCCACCATTGGGTAGCCTGCTCTAATCATAGCCATCTGCACAGTTGTGGGCGCAGCCCCCTGCACAGTTCCCAATGGTGCTTCGCACCCGGCCCCTGGCCCCATTCCATTTGGGTCTGCCCAGTTCTCCCAGCCCCTCTTTTGCCCTGCCCACTTGGCGAAGCCAACTGCCCTCTGCACAGTTGCCTCAAATCGTTTGGGACAAACCTCTGCGTGCCATGCTCTGCTCTCTGTGCAGTTCCCCACCCATTCTCCAAACTCCAAAGACCATTTCGCTATTCCTAACCTGGTCCCTCTGCACAGTTGCCCCTACGCGGGAGGTGGCCACAGTATAGAGTCCTCTGCACAGGTGGGCCTGATCAGTGAGCACCGACCAGAGGGCGGTGGCGCCTTGGGCCTGCCTACTGCCCCCTCCCCTCTCCACAAAAGCCGAGCGGAGCGAGGGCGTACGGGTGGGTGGGATGCACGCGGAGCGTGCGGGCCAGCCGAGCGACCCCGCTGTGGGCACGCGCTCTAAAAAATAAGGCCCAGGCACAGCGTGCCCAGGCCGTTGATTAGAAGTTCTCGATAGCTTCTGCAGCTTGTGAGAGAGGGATTGAGAAAAATCCTTCGAGTTCGCACCAGTGGAGGAAATCCCTAACTTCGTCTAGCTCATTCTCTTGAGGCTGATTAAGTGCTCGATATGCCGAATAGAGCTCGAACGTAGTTGCATTATCAGGAAGTGGGAATTCAGAAAGAATCATGTTGTTCTCCTGTGGTAAGGGTGAGGCTTTCGCCCCACCCAGTTTGTGTGCTAGATGCCAGCCTGCAACAGCTTAATCAAAGCTGCGCGTTCTTCCGGAGTCATGTTCTGTACCTTGGACAGAATCTGCTGCTGGGCCCTTGCAGGGTCAACAAATGAAGTTCCGGCTTCGGTAGCCTTGCGGATAATCGGGCCACGCTTGGCCAGGTCCTTGAGGAACTGGAGGTCGCACAGCCTAAGGGCACGCTGAAGGTCGATAATCTTCGTTCTGGCGGCCCAGAGGAGAATCTGAGTCGCTGACACGCCAGTGAAGTCGATGTGTGCAGTGAGGTTGACCGGTTCGCCGTCACGAGACTTACGGACGGTAAGGTCAGCGATGACAACCTGGCCTTCGACACGCAGTGCACGGGTGCTCTCAGCGGATTCGAGTTCAGCGGACTTGGACACGGTGTTGTTGGAAGAGTTGCGAGCCATGATGTTTCTCCATTTGGTTAGATGTTATCGTCGTCAGGCAAGGGGTATAAGCACCACCCCGCCCCGACACA